CGTAGTCTTACCAGTGGTATATTCTGTACCATCATCAGCATTACCAGCAATACCATCTAATCCCCACTCACCATTAATATCAAGTGATAGTTTAAAATCTCTACCACTCATAGAGGAATCACCAACATTAAATCTATAAATCCTATCCCCAAAGAGTTGTAAATTATCCGTTTCGTAAGAATTGTAAGTACCGCCAGCAGTTGTAACAGAGAAAACCCAAGTTTGTACACCTGTTGCAATACCACCAGTAGATATAGTTGCTGTACCACCACCAGAAGCAGTTATAGAATCACCATCAGCGAATTCTGCACCAGATCCATTAATAGTTGAAGGTCCAAGACTAAGTATAGTACCAGTTACATTGTAAACAACTGCTGTTGTTGTATCACTACCAGTACCTTTAGTTATTGTTTCACCAACAGTAAACGTACCAGTTACTGATTCGGTAGTAACTCCTCTAAGTAAAATATCTTTAACAAAATATTCTGTATAATCAGGTACTATAAATGATTCAAAGAAGAAACTCTTTTCACTGTCATCACTTGTTATCTCATTTCCTGCTACTAAACCAGTAGCATCAGACATAGCGTTATTAACTGTTACTTTATATCCAGTAATTACATCACCTTCGTGAAGAAGAGCACCTGAACCAACAGTTAATTTTTGGTCATAGTCTTTTATACCAACTTTATATGCTGAACCTGTTCCATCATTTGCGATAGTTAATACAGCACTTGCTGATTTATCAGTGTCAGCACCGTACAAAAGCACGTTGGTATTTGCTCCTGGTTTTGATTGTGCTAAAAGTCCTTGGTCTGCCATTGTTAATTAAAAACCTGCGTAAAAGAATTGTTGTAATCGTGTTCGTGAAGTTAAGTTTGCTGCACCAATACCAGCACCAAAGTTAACATCATCAACAGTAACGTTTTCCGTAGAAAGAAGAGTTGCGTCAGCATCAGGGAATCTAATTATCCTATTTGCCGTCAAGTTATCCACTTCAATAACAGCAGAACCGTTGTTATTATTTACACTCCTTATAGTAGGAGAGAAAATTGTCTTATTCTTTAGATCCTGAGCTGCTAACTCAACAACTAAAGTTGTAGTGACGTTACCTGAATTATTTAGTAGAGATGTAGCTGGAAACTGATAATTTGTATTTGTTAATGCGTTCTGATTAGAAAGATTAAAATTAAGTTTCTTAGTTACATCAGTGGTGTCTTGAAGTATCAATCCACCGATACTCTTGTTAGTTAAAACCTGAGTAGCATCCGTTCCAACTAAAGTTAAACTTAAGTCAGGAATAGTGATTGTTCTATTACCTGATAAACCACCAGTAGAAAATTGAGCATAACTCGTACCAACATCTGCATTGGAAACAAATCTTGGATTAACCAAAGTCTTACTTAAGACTGTTTGCTCAGTTTTAGTATCAAGTAAAGTAGATGAAGTAGCAGTAGGTTCTGTTGCTGTTGTTACAGCACCAGCATCAGGTAAGAAATAAGATCTCCTAGTACCTGAAGTCGTTGGCCAATTAATTTGGAAGATTGCTTCCTCTGTGCCATCAACAAGAACAAAATTATCCTCATCAATAAGAACAGTCTTATTTGTTAATGTTTGAGTAGTATCATCACCAACTATAGTAGTACCACTACCCTGAGTAATAGTTGGAAATGTAAATATCCTAATACTATTACCAGTTCCTACATTACCAACCTCAAATCTTGCTCTCGGACCTTGAGTATCTTCCAATACAAAAGAACCATCCTCAATTAAGAACTGACCTGTTACTTTAACAGCACCAGTACCCTTTGGAGCAAAAACTATATCAGTATTATTAGCAACATCATCAACAGCATTTACATATAATGATGTACTGCTGTTACCATTATCAAGTCGTGTACAATATAAACCACCATCTCCAAATGCAACACCTATCTGGTCATATGCATTTTGATACAATCCAGTATCCCTATCGAGGTCGAAGGTAAGACCAGGTTCCGCTTTGGTTCCCTGTGATACCCCTTTAAATAGTTGATTTACTTTTGCTTTCCTGTTAGGAATCAATGGGTCAGATACAACAACAGGTAAAATTGCTTCACCCGATAGATTGGAGTCTGATATTGTTTCTAACTGTGATATCTTCTTAGTTGCCACGAATAATCATACCTTTGCTACATGTCTATTTAGCCATGTTAAGACTCATATGCTCATTGTCATTTGATTTAAAAGAGTCATCAAACATAGGAACAATATCATCTAATTTGAATATACTTGTTAATCTTATATTAGCATCTTTACATGCTTTATCTGCCTCACCTTCTTCTTGCCTATCTACGATACAAACTATATGGTCTACAAAATATCCAGCATCACGAATCTTTTCAGCAGCAAATATAGCAGACTTTGCAGTAGTAATAACATCTTCTAATATTGTTACCACATTTCCTTGAGGTGGAAGTGGTCCTTCTAACCATGCTCCAGTTCCATGCCCTTTAGGTTTCTTACGAACTATTATACCACCAGGAACCCCAAACTTAAATGCACTCTCATCCCAAAATCTATGAGATGCCATAACAACACCACTAACTAATGGATCTGCACCTAAAGTAAGTCCAGCTACACAATTAGAAGCAAGATGTATCTTTTCTAATAATAAATTAGAAGCTAAAGTTAATCCATCACCTCTTAAAATAACAGGTTTGCAATTAATATAGTGTTCACTTGTACGACCTGAAGAAAGTTTAAACTCACCTTTACGATAAGCATAAGTTCTTAACAGATCTTTCAGTTTTCTTTTATCTTCTGTATAATTTTTCATAATAGAATAGCACCAATAATAAATCCTTTTGCAAAGCAAGCACAAAACATTTGATAGTTAGATAGTCCAAACTTACCTTGGAACTTAAATGCCCATCTTTTATCCCATTCCTTCAATGCATGGAATGTTCGTTTTAAACTAACCATTTTTCTTTTCTTGTTTTATATCATACTCGATAGTAATCTTTTTAGATGTTCTACCAGTACTATCATATGTAGTAGATGTTGTTAGGGTTCCACCAAGTAATACAGTTAACCCTTCAATCTCAGACACTAAGTCAGTTGTTTTAGTCATGCTCTATCAAAATTAATGTTAAATGCTAAACTTACCCTATCTTCTTTTGTTTCATTAGTTGTTACACCATGATCTAAGTAAGCAGGGAATAATACCATTTTACCCACTTCTGCTAACATACTTTGCTTAAATGCATAATGAGCATAAACAAATGATGTTACTGAAGAAGGTGCAGGTGAACTAAAATATATATTTCCTTCTGGTTGAGTACCCCAAGGAGTGTCAAAAGATGCTATCTCTTCACTAGATGGTGCTTTGAAATAGTACACTCCAGATACATCACTATTACCATGATTATGTACATGAGCATAATCTCTATGTCCAAATTTAGACCACCAAGATTGTGAGATTGTATAATTTACATCCTCTATTTTAGTCTTACTACTCCTACCTCCATCTTGAGGAAATTTTATCCCTGTCATGTAATTACAAAGATGAAAATGGATTGCCTGTTCAAACAGTGTCAATCCATGTTCAACTATAACATTACCAGAAAAAGTAGTATCTGACAACTGATGTGTCATCCCAAACTCTTCTTTATATGTAAAAGTAGTCTTCCTATAAGATCTACCAAGTTCTGTTTGAATTTCATCAAGATTATCTTTAATCCTAGTTGCGTATATCGGTGTCGAAAAAGCATGGAACATTGTCCCACTAGGAAATTGTGCTACCGTTGAGGCTAGCATATTATCTTGATAATACTCAGGAACTTCACTCATCTTCAACTCTCAAATGATCTTTAATACTATCAACTATAATAAGATTATCTATCTGCATCATCATATCAGCAATATGCTTACTAATATATGATTCTTCATTACGAGCAGAATACGCAAGTGCATTCTTCAGATTTAGTTGTGCTTCTCTAAGAGAATCTTCAACTTGTTGTGTCAGTGCCATGATGTTTTTTTCGGAGTTTTTTTGCTCTTTTGAGTTCTTTCTTTACTGCTTTGGCATAAAAAACATCCTTTTTGGAATACCAATCAGGATGTTCTTTAGCTAATCTAATTAATTTCTTTGCTGCTTCCTTGTCATTCATTTAACGTTTGCTTCTTATCTCTTAGATAGGTATTTATTACTTCTATCTGGTCATGATAACGAGAGATCTTGTCTATTTCTACTTGAATTGCATCTGTTATATCTGAATGTTCACCTATACCAGCAGGGTTGCTAAGATATACCTCAACATTTGCTCTGTGTCTTTCAATCTCACCTTTAGCATGGGCAGATATTGCTTTTAATAATTGATCTCTCATAGTAACATTTGATACGCTGGTTTATATAGGTAGAGGGCGTTCCTTCTAATCGGAAATCTTTTGTACTCCCTCTATTTGTTAATTGCTTTGCCTATTGTAGCAGAATTAAAATCTATGTCAAGTGTCATGTTAAAAGAAACTGATATTCTTTCTTCATCTGTTTGATTAGATTCCACATTATGATCCTGACATGATGGAAAAATAAGGCATTGTCCTATTGTAGGTTCAAATGTAAATTGGTCCCATAGATTATTGGAAGTTTTAAAGTTGTCACTATAACATACACTTTCTTGAAATCTTGAATAGTTGTTAGAATCATCAAATACTAAAGAACCTATATTTGGACCAGATCCCTTAACCCAAAATACTCCAGACAAATCAGAATTAGGATGATTATGTTTCATATTATAACAGTTAGTACCATTTATATTAATCCACATTGCACCAACTTCCATTTGAGTTCCTTTCTGAAGGATATCACCTTCAGACCATTTATTTAATCCCTTCATAAGAGTTCTACTTAAGATATTATCAAACCTAGAATAATGATCTTGAGATTGCCACCCTCCTCTATTAGATTTTTGTTTTCCTTCTGGGTCTATCCTTTGTTCACCATAACAATACTTCTCTATAGCATCTGCATCAAAATCAGGAATATCAAACTGATGAATCAGCATTGGAAAAAGTGTTATAAGATTACTCATTATAAAGTTTCTTCACAAATAGTTTTGTACGTTTCTTTAATTGTCGTAAGCGAGCAGACGCTAGACGGGATTTGATGTTGCGTCCTCGCTTTCTAGGAGTTTCATGGCTTTTAAGACGCATTGGTCTGCTCAGTTACTAGATGATTATAAGATATTTAGTTTGGATTGTCAACAAATTCCTTTTGGAATTCCTCAACCTGTTTTAGCACCTCCTCATCAACAGGTGGTCCTGATTGAATCACTGGAGATATTAAAGCAACTGCACCTTCTGGAGATTTAACCCTCCAAACAGTACGGTTTCTTTCAGTCATAGTCAAAAGAAATTTGAGGTTCTTACACGCCTCATCTTCAGTTACATCTTGAATGTCAGTCATTAGTAAACTCCACGTTTAATTTTGCATCAGATAAAGCACCAACCATTGTCCATGCAGTTTCACCTGATACCATGTTTTCATCACAGAAATACTGAATAGTATCCTCAAGTATTTCCTTGAGATCTACCAGTTGCTGTTGTCGTAGTTCATCCATAACGATATTATACCACAGGTACTTTAATTTAGGAAGATAGAGGTGGCAGTTTGAGAAATGGCACCTGCAACTGAATTTATACCAATAGCACCCTTTGCCTTAATGGTTGCTGGCCCAGTCTTAGACTCCATACGAATAAGTCCATCATGTGCCATTACATTATAAGCACCTTCCATTACATTCAAATTAAATCCAGTTGAACCGCACTGCATAGAAACTGGTCCCGAAGGATTAGCAACTGTAAATCTAGGAACATTATCAGTTGTAGAACCACCAGGCATAAGAGCAAGATCTACAGAACCATGACATATTGTACTAATACCAGACTTGGTAGCAGCAGGGTTCTTATTAATGTTAATCTTCTGATACAAAGCAGTAGTAACCATTTCAATAGAATTATCAGCACTGATAATACACTCTACACCAGAATACTTCTGTAGTTTTGATGCATTTTCATATTCCTTACCTGTAATAGATGTCTTAGTTGCTGCCATTCTTAGATTTGCTGCTTGCATTTCAAATGCAGCACCAGCAACATTCATATCAACGTCAGAACCAAAATTAATAACATGCTTTTGAATTTCCTTATTCTTAGGATGTCCATGTTTACTAACAGATTTTGGAGCACCTTGAGCACTGAAGAAGAATCCTCCACCAACTTCAATATGACAATCACCTGTTACTTTTAATCTATAATCACCCTGAACTGTTCTACAGTAGTCATTATCAATAACCTTTGCATCATCTCCATGCACTTCTTCAGTTTTAGTGCCAGCCCAACTAATATGGTCAGCAAGTAAATTACCCTCATCTCCATTAGCAGCAGTACTAGGGTGATATCTAACTGGGAATGAATCGAGAGATGTTTTTACAACTGTTCCTGTAGGATCTTTTAATGTCCATGCAATAGCAGCAGGGTTTCTTTCCCATCCAGAACCAGCATTTTCAGTATATACATTGGTTATACTACCTTTAATAGTATGTGTACCTGCTTGTACATTCTCTATAGTAAATGTAGATGTTACATTATGAGATTGGAACATCGATGTCTGACCTAGAGTTACTCCGTCCCATGAAATACTACCTTGGTTATCCGCTTGAACATCAAAAGTATATGTTCCCTCAACAGTAACAACTACTTCCCATGTACCAGTATGTGTTCCTAGTAATGCTGAAGTATTAGATGGATAAACACCATAAGTTTTTAAAAAGTCACTCCATAAACCCTGTACACCATCTGGTAAATTGTCAGCAGATCTAACCCAAGGTGTTTGTGCAGACGTTGTTCTAGTTGATGCTGCAACTGCCTCTGCTGCTGCAATACTAACTTCATCCTCTGATAGATCTGGGAAGTCTTCTTTAATCTTTCTCTTAGCCATCCACTCTTGGTGCATAGCATTATTCAAACTTACTGAAGTATGTGTAGTACCATTCTCTCTCTTAATAATAGTTGCCTGACGACCAGGTGTACCAACATATAATTCAAAAGAACCATTAACTTGTGTCTTAGCAGTAGTTAAATAAGGATCTGCTTCAGAGAATACAGAATCAAATAGTCCACCAGCAATAGTAGTAGACTCTCCACACTTACCTCTAGTCTCACCTCTAAGTACTGCTATGGAAGCAAATTCTTCAGGAGTACAATGAGTTACACCAAATAGAGGGAACCAACCAACATTATCTTCTCCACTCTTAGGTGGTCTAACACAACCCGATTCAGAAAACTCAACAAATAACTTTATTAGTCCAGTTAATGTATTAACGTCTTTAGTAAATAAATTAGTCTTCTCAGAGAATATCTTATTACCTGCTTTCCAAGTATCTAATACTTCTTTTGCATCTTGGTAATCAGCAACTACTGCTTCAGTTTGTGATACTACTGTAGTAAGATTATTCAATAACTTTTCAACATTACATATTACAATACTAATAACACCTTCAACACCCTGAGTAACAAACGTTGGTTTATCAATCAGACTAGCTAAGTATGAATCTAAATTAGATGTTACAGTAGTTAATGGTGTATTAATAAAATCTGTTAGGTTATTATCAATAGCACATAGACTAGATAATATTTTACTAACTTCTGCCTGTACTGTAGTTTGTATTATATAAGGTGCTCCAGTTGACTTATTCAATAAAACAGACAACTCCAAATCATCAATAAGAGTAGAAGTTGCTGTACGCATAGCACTAACAACTTGAGTGAATACAGTACCTAAGAAATTTTGTATCTTTGCAGTAAGTTCTGCATTTGTTACAAGAGTTCCAGTAATAACATTTAAATATTGCCCATCACCCGATTTAACTAACAAACCTGCTTGGTCTGCAAGATCTTCTATAAGATACGATAATGTATAATCTAAACTCTTCCAAGGTCCACCAACACCATTAGCAGCAGGTATTGGTTTCTCAGGTTGTCTTGGTTTTTGAGGATTACCAGCACTACCATTAATACCTGGAGTCATACCCACATTAAGTGGTGACCCCTTACCCCCAATCTCTGTAGTTGTAGTTGCTGCAACTGTTGATACACTATTATTTTGTAATCCTGGTCTTCTAAAATTATCTGACCCAATACCATTGGGATCTCCTGGTCTATTTGATGCAGGATTTATAGTTCCAGTACTACTTGCTTTCATACTTTCACCAGTGAAAGCAAATTCCTTTATCTGTCTTGATGCTGTAGCTTTATTAACACGCATAACACCAATTACTATTGGCATCTGTGCATCATCACCATCCATAAAGAATCCCATAACAACTGCACCAGGTTGCAACTGTCCTGAAGATTCTCCTTGCCCATCATTACCAGCTTGAGATGTATGTTGTAATACTGTTGCCCAAGGAAGATGGTCTGTCTTTAGATCTGCTGTAGTACCACCACGAACATTAGTATAGTATCCAAGCACACGAACTCTAACCCTACCCAATTCCATAGGGTCTTCATTATCTTCAACTTCACCAACCCACCAGAAAAATCCGTCTTTCCCTACAAAGTTAATATTATTCTCATTGATTATACCATCGATTGTCTGGTTCATTTTTATTAGGGTCTTATCATGTATATTTATTGAACTCTCAGGTACTTATAAATTTCATCTGCACCCCAGACAATCCTACCTTTAGAATCCAAAAATCTATCCCTCATAAAAAGTTTATGTCCATAGACACCAAGTTCAGCATGACCTGTTACATCATCCATCTGTGTATCAAACTTACCTAACCATGCTACACCATCAAATTTTAATACCATATCACAATCTTCATTGCGTTGCAAACCACTATAGGTTCCACCCCAATGTTCTAAAATAACTTCTTTATCCGACACCTCTACCAATTTCTTATGAGTTTTTAAATATGGATCATGAGGTGTTCTCCTACCCCAATGAATCGAATTTATAAACTCACCGTTTTGCTCCCATCTTACAGATACAGATTTGTATAAAGTAGGAGCTGACTGTGCTTGATGCTTATTAGACCAAGTTCCAAGTAACCATGATAAAAAATTGCTCATTAATCGTCATATACTAGGCACTCTGGCTCATCAGGATGCATTTCACAGAATAGTTCAATGGTATTAGGATCATGATGGTCACCAGCATTAATCTCTTCGATATGGTGCTCACGATAAGTTTCTAACTCATGTAACTCCTCTGCAACATGCCTACGAGCTGCAGGACTAATTGTTGGGTTGTCAAGAATGTCTCTATCTGCTTGAATGTGTTCTTCGATAGTTTTCATAATTTTAATCTCCGTTACTAGGTAACAATAACTATTTATTATCCTAGTATACTATCACGACCTAGCAACAGTTCTGTCTTCATTTTAAGACCATCCCCTGTATGATGACGTACACCCATGATGATATATCTACCACTATACTTCCTATCATTCTGAATTGTCGTACCAGATCTGAAGGTTCCTGGTAACTTAACCTGTATACCATGTCCAGCATAAAGATCTAAATTACCTGGAATAGTAATAGATAATTTAATATTTTTTAGTGTCTCTCTCCGTAAGTATTCGTATGCTTGAAGTTCAACAACCTCTTCATAATTTTTTTGAGGATTCAATTTATATTTTGGATCAAATAACTGATTAGGTATCATAGTATATCTAACTCTCTTTGGTTGGTCAATAACTTTTTGTATTTCTTTATCCATCAAAGTATTAGGATTGACATAATTTGTACCACCAACATGAGACATTTTTTTCCATACCTTTTTAAGAGTATAGTTATACTCCTTATCTTTCATATCAGTACTAACACCAATTCTTGATTGATTTATAGAAACTGGGTCAAACCCAATACTATATCCAGACCATGAACCATGTCTTAACCCCATAAGATAACTTCTCTCTTCGGGGAAAATTACACTATCAATCTTATATTGGTCTTCACCTGCATCAACCTTCATACCTTTGGGTGAATATGTGTAAGTATAAAGTGCTGGTTTACCTTTTACATGATCTGTCGTTTCTTCCTTCTGTTCATTGACATCATCTATCATCTTATCAATTGATTTAAAATGAAATCCTAAAGCAGATTCCCAGAAATTAAATCCATTCTGTAATACTCCACCCTTCTTAGATTTACGAACAGATCTTTCAGCAACCCAATAAATCACATCAATCGGTCTCCAGTTAGGGATAACCAATCTCTGCTTATTAATAGTTTGCTCTAAAAATAGACGTTTCTTACTTCCTAAGTACTTCTTATCTCTTACCAACTTCCTAATAATCTGTCCTGCCTCTATAGAACCAGCAAATATCTTTTCAGTATGACCAAAAACATTTTTAATTTCATTCTTAATATACTCATCAGAAACACAATTAACGATAAAAACATCTGCTGTTTGTGCTGTTCTAACTCTATCCTCAATATGAACACACCTCAACCAATAATCCCTATTACCTGTGAAATGAAATATAGTTAATTTAAATACTTCAGATCCAGTCAATGCTCCCATAAGTCCAGCAGCATCTTCAACTATAATACGTGCTTCAATAGTAGCAGATTCAACCGATTCTACAATTTCAAAACCCTTGACAAATTCAGCAAGTTCATACTTACCCGAAGAATTCTCCATCCTCTTACCATTACGCCAGAGGCTAATTTTAAAATCGATTTCTGCTGTGTTAGCTCTCTTGCTACTCATAATTATTTTTTCTTAGATGAACTTAGTTGTGATGCTATTGACTTAAAGATTCCCATAAAGGCATTTCCTTGTTGTTGTTGTGATTGTTGTGATAATCTCGCAACAGCTTCTGCACCCATTCTTGCCTGACTAGCAGCAGATTTATTGGATGAGTTAACTGCTGATGTAATCTCTCTAGCATTTTGACTAGCTTGGTCATGCAATCTAGACATGATATTACGTTTCTGTTGTGATGCTTCATACTTCATTATCTGTCTATGTCTTTCATTCTCTCTCTTCTTAAACTCCATCCTCTCTTCTTTCTTATCCTTTCCACCCTTACCACCAAATATACCCTGTAGTACTTGACCTAAACCACCAGACATCGAACCACCTGGTTTCTTCTTCTGCCCACCTCTCTGAGTAGGCATACCAAACATTCCAAATAAAGCATCCATCATTCCACCACCTTTACCTCCCTCTTTTCCAAATCCACCACCTAGAATTCCACTAGCAAGTGTCATAATAAGATCT